CAGGTAAATGCACCCCAACCTCAAGTGCAGAGAGACGAAAAAGCTGAAGCATGGCGCGACGATAACCCGTGGTTCGGCTCAGACGACGAAATGACTGCCTTTGCTTTAGGGTTGCATAACAAGCTAACGAAGGACGGGATTGATCCCACATCAGATACTTACTACGAGAAAATCAATACTCGTATGCGACAAGTATTCCCCGATCAGTTTGACGACGGGATAGAGGACGAACCAGAAGTACAGCCCAAGAAATCTAGTAACGTGGTTGCACCCGCTACGCGGAGCACTGGACCTAAGAAAATTAGGTTAACTCAATCACAGATTGCTATTGCGAAAAAACTTGGAGTACCACTGGAAACTTACGCCAAACAGGCTGCTGAATTAGCGAGGAAACAATAATGGCTGAGAATAGACTTAACCGAGAACTGCAAACCCGCGAGAAGTCAGTCCGAAAGAAAGGGTGGACGCGACCTACAGTGTTGCCTGACCCCATTCCTGAAGACGGTTATACCTATCACTGGGTTCGTATTTCTACTAATGGTCAATCTGACGCGACCAATGTTTCCGCAAAGTTACGAGAAGGCTGGGAACCCGTACGTGCACAAGATCACCCCGAGATATTTACTGATGCTGTCGCTGATGCGCGCTTCAAGGATAATGTCATTGTTGGTGGTTTGATGCTATGTAAGGCCCCAGAAGAACTTGTTGAGGAACGTACTGAGTTCTACCAAAATCAGGCAGACTCTCAAATACGCTCCGTAGACAATAACCTAATGCGCGAAAACGATCCTCGTATGCCTATCTTTAACAATAGGAAGACGAAGGTTACTTTCGGCAGTGGAAATTAAATTTTAGGAGTTAAAAATGGCTTATCCAACAGTCAGTGCTCCCTACGGCTTTAAGCCTGTCAACCGTATTGACGGTATGCCTTACGCTGGACAAACTCGCCTTATTCCTATTGCGGGTACGTACAACGTGGCTATCTTCGCGGGTGATCTGGTCGCAACCGTAGCGGCAGGCACATGTGAGAAGTTCACCGGCACTACTTCTGGTGCTATGGTGGGTGTTTGTGTTGGCGTCCAGTACGTCAATTCTCTGGGCCAGTTCACACCGGCTCAATACTACCCCGGCACTAGCGTCACTGATGCTTATGCTATCGTAGTAGACGATCCTATGGCTGCTTTCAAAGTTGCCGTAACAAACGCTTCTAGTGTTGTAACAGCAGAAGACCGTACGATTGTAGGCGCTAACATGTCTGTAATCCAAGGTACTGGCGATACAGCTACTGGAAATTCTGGCCAATCAATCCTCGCAGGTTCAGACGCTGGTACAGCTACTCTGCCTATCCGAGTAATTGACGTGGTTACAGAAACCGCAACCGGCGCTGATGCCTTTGTTGAAGTTGTAGTTAAACTCAACACACATCAGTACAACAATACTACTGGCGTGTAAGGAGGCTGACTAATGGCTATTTCAAGAGCGCAACTCCTTAAGGAGCTACTACCGGGTCTAAACGCCCTTTTTGGTCTCGAATACGCTAAGTATGGTGATGAGGCTGCCGAAATCTTCGAAACTGAGTCTTCTGACCGTTCTTTCGAAGAAGAAACTAAGTTGTCCGGTTTCAGTGCCGCGCCTGTTAAGGGTGAAGGTTCTGCAATCGAGTATGACAACGCACAAGAAGCGTGGACTGCTCGTTACACTCACGAGACAGTTGCAATGGGCTTCTCGTTGACTGAAGAAGCAATCGAAGACAACCTCTACGATTCACTCTCTTCACGTTACACGAAGGCACTTGCACGTGCGATGGCTTACACTAAGCAAGTTAAGGGTGCTAGCATCCTCAACAACGCTTTCGCTGCTGGTACTACCTACGGCGACGGCAAGACTTTGTGTGCGACTGACCACCCACTAGTTTCTGGTGGCACTAACTCAAACCGTCCTACTACTGGCGCTGACCTTAACGAAACTTCACTTGAAGCGGCTGTTATTCAGATTGCTGGTTGGACTGATGAGCGTGGTCTTCTTATCGCTGCTAAGCCTAAGAAACTTGTTATCCCACCTGCGCTGCAATTCGTTGCTACTCGCCTGTTGGATACTGAGCTTCGTGTGGCTACTGCTGATAACGACATCAACGCAATCAAGACTAACGGTTCAATCCCAGAAGGTTACACTGTTAACCATTATCTGACTGATACCAATGCTTGGTTCTTGATGACTGACGTACCTAACGGCCTGAAGCACTTTGTCCGCTCACCTATGCAAACTAGCATGGACGCAGACTTTGACACAGGCAACAGCCGATATAAGGCTCGTGAGCGATACAGCTTCGGCGTATCTGACCCACTGGGTATCTTCGGTTCACCCGGCGCTTCATAAGAAGCAAAAAGGTGTTAAGATTGGGGGCTACGGCCCCCTTTCTTTTGTGGAGACCCCACATGGCGAGAGAAGAAAAGAAAACTAAAAAAGAGCCACAAGGTTCCCGACTATGTACCTCGTGCAACAAAGTTAAGTTGCTATCCCAGTTTGAGGCGTTCAAAGAAGGCTTCGTTCGGGGGGTATGTCAAAAGTGCGTTACTTTGCAAAGGGCGAGAAAGACCTCTGCCACCCCCGAATCCTACCTACGAGTACTAAATACGCAGCTAAAATCCCAACGCACTAAAAAAGAAGGTATAGAGTACACCCTAACCAGCGAAGAAGTTATAGAGATATGGGAGGCGCAAAGCGGCAGATGTGCTTTATCTGGTATGCTTATGACCCACCAAAGAGACGGCAGTTACGGGGATCGCAAGAAAAAAGAGTTTAATGCCTCAATAGATAGAATAAACCCCGCAGGACCTTATACGCGCGAAAACGTCCAACTTGTCGCTGCTAGAGTAAATACTATGAAACATACGCTAGGTGAAGATATGTTCATGTGGTGGATAAAGAACATTTACGAACATAGAATTAAGTGATACTGTAAAAGAGCTATATCTCCTTGTAGATGTTGACCCGCTCCCACAGGCGGGTCTTTTTTGCTTAAGTATTGTATACTTAGCACCGAAGTGGTATATAGTAAGCATACCGGGGTCATCCGGTGTATCTGACAGTCCCGGCTGACGACATGCAGACAGGTACACCCCAAAATTAACTCGCATGTGAGGATTCTCAAAATGGCGAACACTACTTTCACAGGTCCGGTCATTTCGACCAACGGCTTCCAAGGCGACGTAACAGGCGATGTTACAGGCGCGGTAACTGCTACTACTGTAACTGCTACTGGTGCTGTAACAGCTACTAGCACTGCTAACGTACTCGTAATCCCAACTTCTGATCCGGGTGTTGCGGGCGCTATCTGGCTTGACGGTGTTACTCTATCTATCTCAGCAGGTTAATCCTTACTAACTAGAGGAGAAACCTATGTCTAGTTCAGATATTTGGGCTATAACGCCCTCTACAAGCGCTACGGCTTTACGTGCTGCTGCTTCTATTGCAGGAGCTGGCGCGGTAACTTTGATTACCAATGACGTTAGCCCGTACGGTACTGGATATAAAATCGCTATCACTTCTGCCGGTGACGATACAGGTATTACTTTTACCGTCGTCGGTGTAAAAGTTGGCGATATTTCTGGTGCGCTTACTACTGAAGTGGTAGACGGTGTTAATGCTGACGTAGCCACATCTACCAATTTTTATACGTATATTCAAAGCATTACAGCAAGTGGCGCTTCTGATGGTAACGTAAGTATTGGTACTACAGGCTCTCTAGCACTTGGCCGTACACGAATTAAGAGTTTGTACTATGTAGGTACTGCTTCTGCTGGTTCTATTAAGTTCAACGTGAATAGCACCTCCGGTGCCCTGCTCTTGCAGATCGACACCCCAGTTACATCGGCGTCTTTCTCAGACAGCGTAACTATTCCCGAGCTTGGTATTTTGACGCAGCGTAGCAACTCTACTGATTTTGCTATTATGACTTTGACTAACGTAACTAATGTGACGGTGTTCTGTGGCTAAGCAAGTAGACAAAAAGGCAATGGCTTGTAACAAGCCGAAGAGAACTCCTTCTCACCCCAAAAAGTCCCACATTGTGAAGGCTTGTGAAGGCGGGAAGGAGAAAATTATTCGGTTTGGAGAGCAAGGCGCGTCTACTGCGGGTAAACCCAAAGCTGGTGAATCTGCTCGTATGAAAGCCAAGCGCAAATCATTTAAAGCCCGACACGGCAAAAATATTGCTAAGGGTAAAATGAGCGCAGCTTACTGGGCGGATAAGGTCAAATGGTGAGAAAAGGTATATAAATCAAGGAGTTAGCGATGAAAGACTTAAAGTACTTCGGACATATGGGCGATTGCGCCATCAACGATGAAGGCCCATGCACTTGTGGCACTGAAGAAGAACTTGTAGATATAGCTCTTCAAGAAGCCGGTTTAACTACGGAAGACTATGAATGAAAGACTTAGAGTACTCGATGGTGGACGTTTCGTTGGCTATTTTGAAGTACTCTAAGGGACGATGGTCTCCTGAAGAAATCATTACTTTTGCCTATACCTTAGAAAACTTCCACTTGGAAGAGAACGAAGACCCAAAGCCAACGCTAGTCAGCATCAAAGGCGGGAAGAAAGATGCCGAGCAAGAGCAAGAAAGTAGTACTGAAACCGAGTAGGGGCGAAAAGCTGGGTATTAAACTACTTCAAGCTGTGAAGGAAATGAAAGCAGGTAAGAAAAATGCCAAGCAAGAGCAAGAAACAGCACAACCTGATGGCAGCGGTGGCGAATAACCCCAAGTTTGCTAAGCGGGTAGGAATCCCACAAAGCGTGGGTAAAGACTATGTCGAGGCCGACAAAGGCCGTAAATTTAAGGAAGGTGGTCCAATGCGCGGAAAGAGAAAAGTAAACAAGAACTTACGTGACGAAGAAGCTCGCGTAATCGCCCGCCAAGACGACGCTATGGATGAGATGCGCCGCCTACGTCGTAAAGCTAACCGTGAAGAAATGGGTATGGCTTGCGGCGGTAAAGTACACAAGATGGCTAGCGGCGGTAAAGTTCGTGGTTGCGGTGTAGCGCAGCGCGGCTTAACTAAAGGTCGAATGGTCTAAGGAATAGATAATGGCTACTTCCGGTACTACAGCGTTTAACCTAGACTTCACCGAGATTGCGGAAGAAGCATGGGAGCGTGCCGGTAGGGAAATGCGTTCTGGATATGACCTGCGTACTGCTCGTCGTTCTATGAACCTGCTGACTATTGAGTGGCAGAACCGT